CGGTGCTTTTGAAGCCGCTCAGATGCACGTGCAGCAGGCGGTTGGCCCTGTCCACGACGATTTCCATTCCGCCGCCGTAGGAGTCCGGCTGGAAACTGCCGGTGTTCTGCCAGGTGAATTTCGCGGACTCATAACCCTGTGTTAACTGGTTACGCAGCGCGTCGAGCATCGCTCTGGTCGCATACGGCAGCCAAGCGGTGCCATTCCAGAAATACGGGCCGTTGTTCGACTCAGTTTCGTCAGCGGTGACGTAGCCGGTCTGGCCGGTCACGCCGGTGATGCCGGCCAATGTTTCCAAGGTGGTGGCGATGGCGGGTTTCACGCCGTCGGGGGTGTTGCGGTTGTCCACCTCGGTGAGCGCGGTTTCCACGCCGTTGGCCATTTTGGAGAATTGTTCGGGCGCGCCGCTTACGAGGTCGCTGCCGTCGAGGTAGGGGATTCCGTAGATCGGTGTGGTTTTCATGGTTGGGCTCCTTCCCAGTTTGGTTGGTCGATGATGGCGGGCTGGTCGTATGCGCTGACCAGTCCGAGTTCGGCGAGGCTCATGGCGGTTTGCGCCCATGTGGGCGGCCATGCCTGCATGTCGGCCCATGTGGCTTGGTGGTCGGTGTCGAGCGGGATGGGCCACAGGGTGACTTCGTTGCGCAGTACCGGCGTCTGGTCGGCCCATTCGAAGGTCAGGGTGCCGCCGATGGCCGTGTATGCGCCGCCGGTGGCCGGCCGGCTGGTGTCGTCAGCCAGTGTGCCGCTTCGTGCGCCTTGCAGGGTGACCACGCCCGGCGGCGCGGCGCTGTATAGTTCAGCACGGTCGGCGGGGTCGATTTTGCGGCCGTCGAACACGATGGTTTCGGGTGTGAGTCGGCGGTCGATGGTTTCGAGCCAACGGGCGGCGGCGATGCGGTTCTGTTCGCTTGGCGTCCAAATGGTGCCGTTGGCGCGCCCGAGGATGCCGCCTGTGTCATCCTGGGTGGCGATGTCGCTTTCCAGGGTGAAGCTCGACTGGGTGGCCGTCAGGTTCTCGGGCAGAAGCCCACGGTCTCCCATTTGGGTTTCGTCGTCCTCGAACGAGAGCACGCCGTCGTCGTCGGCCGTGGCCTTCTTCGCCTTGAGTGTGATCTGGGTCAGGGGTTCGGGGACGGTCAGGGTGAAGTCGTCGTCGGTTTCCACCAGTGAGGCTGGTATGGCGGGTGTGACGGTGCCCTGGTCGGTGATGGTCAGGGTGCCGTCGGTGGCCGCGCCCATGGTCACGGGCCGGTTCAATGGCGTGTATTCGATCACGCTCGCGTCCTTGTGCGGCACCTCGTACCACAGGGGCATGTGGGGGTGGTGGGCGTAGAGGCGGTGCAGCAGGTCGAGTTGGGTCGGGTAGTCGGTCGTGTCGTAGGATGCTGGGGTGCCGGTGGTTTCCAGTCCGGCCGCGTCGGCTTCTGGCGCGTTGACTTCTCGTGCGCGCGTGTTGAGTTCCGCGAGCCGGGCGGCGATGGTGGTGGTGACCCAGTGTTGGCCGGCCCATCTCACGTCGGTGGATGTGGGGCCTTGTTTGGCCAGGCGTTTCCAGAGCAGCAGGCGGCTGGACGCGGTGAGCTTGAGTTTCCACCCGGTTTTGTGGGCGGTCGCGGTGCCCCCGTTGCTGACGATGCCGTCGAACAGAGTTATGGCGGTGCTGTCGGGATTGCCGGGGATGGGTGGCGCGTATGCGGAGTGCAGCCGGTTCAACGGCATTCGCTGCGCGGCCCATGTGCCCATCGCGTCCGTGAGCATCGCCCAGGTGGGTTGTTCGCTGATCTGCACGAGGATGCGTGCGCCGGCGAGGGTGAGCGCGCGGCCGGTGAGCCATCCCCTGAGGTCGCGCAGGGTGAAGCTCATCACGCTGGGGTCGGGTTGCTCGTCGGCGGTCTCCACGCCCCATTGCACGCTGAACTGGGCGAGCACGGCGATGTCCTGCAAGGGGTCGTTGAGGCTTTTCCAGCCGTCTCCCCAGTCGATGAACATGAATGGTTTCTGCATCATGCCCGCTTTCTGTCGTAGTCGCGGAGGATCTTCTTGAGTTTGCGGGCCGCGTCCTCGCCGTCCAGCACGCCGTTGATGACGATGCTCACGGTCATGGGTTGCGCGGTTGCGGTGCCGTTGGTGCCGGGCATGTCGAATGACATGGCGGACAGGCGGCCGTTGACGCGGGTGATGGCGCGGGTCACGTCCTGGTCGAAGCCGAGGCCGAGGCCTTTGGCGAGGCCCTGCATGATGAGGCGGCCGTTTCTGATGAGCAGCGCCTTGTCGTATGCGGCGGGGCCTTTGTGTTCCGCGATCCAGTCGGCGATGCCTCCGATGAACCCGGTCACGTTGTCCCATGCGGCCTTCAGGCCGTTGAGGAAACCGTCGATGATGTTCTTTCCGGCGTTGTACAGCAGGCTGCCCACGTTGCCGATGGCGGACAGGATGCGGCCGGGCAGTCCGCTGAACCAGCTGACCACGTTGTTCCACGTGTTCTGCGCGAACTGGGCTGCGCTGGAGAAGAACGCGCCTATCCTGCCGGGCAGTGATTGGAAGAATCCGATGATGTTGTTCACGCACGCGCCGATGAAGCTGGTGAAGTTGCTCCATATCTGCCGGCCGCTTTCGGTCTGGGTGAAGAAGTAGACCAGTCCGGCCACCAGGGCGGCTATGAGCGTGATGATCAGCACGATGGGGTTGGCGTTCATGGCCGCGTTGAGCGCCCATTGGGCCACGGATGCGGCCGTGTTGGCGATGCTGAACCCCTGCAATGCGGAGGATACGGCGGTGATGACGCCTGCGACTTTGAACACGGCGAAGCCGGTGCCGATGCCGACCAGGGCGGCGCTGATGGGTTCCGCGTTCGCGCTCACCCAGTCGGAGAACGCGGTGAGTTTGTCGGCCACGTCGCCCACGATGCCGGCCGCGCCGTTGAAGGCGTCGCCCAGCGCGGTGCCGGCGGCGGACGCGCCGCCGAACGAGTCGGTGAGCGGCGCGAACTGGGCGAGCACGTCGCCGGCGGCTCCGGCGAGGCTTTTGCAGGTCTCCCACACGTATCCGAAGATGTCGCTGGCGGTCTGCACCGGGCCTGTGTCGTTGAACGCGGTCATGAAGTCCGTCACGGCGGTTTTCGCGGTGTCGAACGTGTTGGCGGCGGTGTCGCGCACGGTGAGCAGGAAGTCGGTTATCGGGCTGTCTTCCTCGATGTTGAACGCCTCGCGCAGTTCTGCGCTGAAGTTGCCGTCCCTGACGAGGGTTATCACGCCTTTCAGGCCGGTTGTGGCCTTGCCGCTGAACGCCGTGATCTTCTCGGCGGCGACGCCCATGGCGGAGGTCACGGCGGGTTTCACGAGGTCGAAGGCGTCGGTGAGGCCGCCGACCACGGACGCTTCGAGGTTGCCCATCGCGCCTTCGATGGTCTTGGTGCTGGTGGCGGCCTCCTTGGCCGCGTCGCTCATGCCGAGCTGGATCAGCGCCTGGTTGAACTCGTCGGCGGTGATTTCGCCTTTGGCCATCGCGTCCCTGAAGTTGCCGGTGTACGCGCCGTTGGCGAGCATGGCCTCCTGGAGCTTGCCCGAAGCGCCGGGGATGGCGTCGGCCAGCTGGTTCCAGTTCTCCGTCGTCAGCTTTCCGGCTCCGGCGGTCTGGGTGAGCATCATCGCCACCGATTTGAACGTGTCGGAGTTGCCGCCGGCCACGGCGTTGAGGTTGCCGGCGGCTTCGGTCAGTTCGGTGTAGTTGCCGATGCCGTTGGCGGCGAGCTGGGCGGTGGTGTTCTGGATCGTGGTGAGGTCGTACACGGTGTCGTCCGCGTATTTGCGGGTGGCTTTGGTGGCGGCCTCCACGGCGCTGGTGTCGAGGCCGGCGAAGCTCATGGTGTTCTTGAACTTGTCGGTCGAATCGCTCATCTCGACGACCGCGCCGCTGAAGTTCCTGAGCGTGTCCCACAGGGCGGTCACGCCCTTCAATGCCGCGCCGCCCATGAAGCTGCCGAACGCGGCGGCCTTGCCGGTCGCCTTCTCGAACGCCTTCACGGCGTCGTTCGCGTTGCCCGTGATGCGCACGGACATGATGGCGCTATGCCCCGCCATTGTCCACCTCCTTTTCGGCTCGTTCCATTTCCTCTGTCAGCAGGCGTATGCCGGTGCCCCAGTCGAGTTCGCTGGCCTCGTTCCTCCATTGCCACGGGGTGCCGCCGAAGCGGCGGGCGAGGATGAAGCTGAGTCGGCCGAGCGAATCGTCTGGCCACGCGGCTAGTTCGTAGGGTCCAGCTGCGCGTCCTCCGTGTCGTCGGGCGTGTTGACCACCACGTCGATGATGTTGTCGAGCCACTGTTCGTAGGGGAGTTTGGTCTTGCCCTGCTGGCGTGCGGCGGTGTAGGCGAAGTAGTAGACGAACCGGATTTTGCAGTTCTCCACGGGCCCCCACCCGTTGGTCTGGGCGTGTTCCTCGGCCTGGCATTGGGCGCGGGCGGTGAGGATCACGGTGTCCTCGTGGCCGTCCTGGTAGCCGATGGTCGCGGTCTTCTTCAGCATGGCTTATGCTCCTTTGACTTGTTTCATGGTTTTCTCCACGAACGCCTCGTATGGTTTCATCCAGGCGTTTTCGCTTCGTGCCACGCCGTTGTTCACGTACAGGCGTGGTTTGATGTGGTGGCCGGGCCACCCGTAGTTGACGGGGCCGGCGTAGGGCACGGCCTTGCGGCCCGCGCGGATCACGCCGGCCTTTTTGGTTGCGCCGGCGCGCAGTGATTTCGAGAGTCTGCCGGTCTTGCCGACGGGGGCGAGGGCCTGCACGGCGGGGAGGGCGATTTCGGCCGCTTCGCGGTTCACGCCCTTGAGTTCGTCCAAGTCGGCGCCGGCCTTGCGCATGGTCTGTACGAACCGTTTCTGGCCGACGACCATAAGGGCCTTGCCGGTGTTCATGCGCTGGCCGGGGCCGTGTAGGTGGTGTGCTTGAGGTTCGTGACGGGGAAGCTGAAGTCGTTGGTGTTCTTCGATTTCACGTCGCCGCCGACGGCCACGGGGGTCACGGTCACGTCGCCGGTCCATTTGATGGCCCCGGTCTTGTTGGGTACGAACTCGAACGGCAGGGTCTCGTTGGCGTGGTCGAAGCACCACACGCTCAGGCCCTCGGCGCTGAAGTCGTCGCCGATGGTGCCTTCCATCGTCCAGGTGGTGGACGTGTTGGCCTCCTGCGATCCGTCCAGATAGGTGGTGGGGTCGTCGCTGGAATTGCTGGGGTTGAGCTGCGCCTTGGTCAGGTCGGCGCTGAAGTCGCGGCCGTTCTTCTCGTCGGTGATGTTGAACGAGCCGGGGCCGAGTGTGCGCACCTTGCTTGCCATGATGGTTCCTTTCAGATGATTTCCAATGGGTTGAGTGTGAGCTGGTAGGCGGCGAGGTCCCCCGCGCCGGAGAGGCTGAGGGTCACGGGCCGTGCCGCCTGGATGTTGAGCTCGTGTTCGGCCATGAGGTCGATGGCCCGCATGACGAGTTCCAACGCGGGGGCCTGGGTGGCCATGGTGCCGGCGATGACGTCGAGCCTCCACGTGATGTCGGGCTCGTTGCCCCATTTCTTGTAGGTGAGTTCGGGCGGTTCGATGAAGACGGCCACCTTGTTCGGCAGGGGGCGGGCCTTCTGCTCGTCTGCCGTGACGATCTGCACGAGGTCGCCCAGGCAGTCTTCGAGCAGGCGGGTGAGCGCGTCGCGTTCCTGGATGACGAGGCTGCTCATCATGCCACCGCCAGACTGCCGGCCATGACGCCCACGGCGTTGAGTTTGGGGTACACGCTGCGCAGCGGGTCGGTGGACACGCGGAACGGTTCGAGCGTCGAATCGGCGACGCTCATCACGCCGAACCGCGCGTCACGCGAGTTGTAGAGGTCGGCGGCGCACGACACGATGCAGTCACGGCGCACGTCGGCGGGGCATGTCTGGCCGGCGATGGCGGCGTCCACGTAGGTGGTCGCGGTCCGTATCTTCGCGGTCAGGCGTTCGTTGTCGCCGGCGGGCATGTTCACCTCGTCGCGCAGCAGGGCCACGAGTTCGCTTGTCTCGTCCGTCATGGTCAGGCCGCGAACTTGATGGGGATCAGGCCCGTGGGCAGGGTGGCGGCGACGGCGAGGTAGCCGTACACGCTGTAGCTGTCGGTGAGCTTGGTCGGGTCGGTGGCGGACAGCTGGGTGGGGCCGCCGGATTCCCAGACGGTCACGGCCTCGGGGTCGATGAAGCAGGCGGTGCCGGCCGGCGCGGCGGGCAGCATCTGCACGGGCAGGCGCAGGAAGCGGCCGGCGATGCCGGTCAGGTCGAAGTCGCCCAGCGTGTCGCTGCCGTCGCCGCTCAGGTCGAAGAAGCGGCTGCCGGAGTCCTTGAGGGCCACGAGCGCCTTCATCACGTCCTTGCTGACGCCGAGGCGGGTCAGGTTGACGTTGCGGTCGTCGGCGAGTTCGGCGGCGTCGATGATGAGGCCGGCCCACTGGTCGATGGTCATGGCGTTCAATGCGGCGGGCGCGTCGAGTTTGTTGGGGTCGGTGGCCGCGTCGCGCTGGGTGGCGATGGTGTCGTAGAGGAACTGGCGGACCTTGTTCTCGGTGGCTTTCGCGTAGGCGTTGCGCAGGGCCTTCAGCGCGGTGTTGAGCATGGGCGTGGTCGAGCGTTCGATGGTCTGGCGCGACAGGGTGGTGTAGCCGCCGTAGGTGCCCACGGTGGTCACCTTCGTGCCGAACGACACCTTGCCGAACGCGAGCGTGTCGCCTTCCTTGGCCTGCGCCGTGACGCTGGTGGTGTCGGTCTCCACGACGTTGTATTCCATGCTCATGCCGGTGGAGGGCAGGCTGTCGTGGGTGAGGATGCCCATGACCTTGCGGCGCTGTTCGATCAGTCGCAGGTCGTCCGCGATCCAGGTGCTGGTGTTGCCGGTGTTGCCGGTCACGATCAGGTCGCGGCCTTCGCGGTACAGGTTCACGGCCGCTTCGTCGCCGTCCACGAGGGCGCGCAGGTATTCGCCCGCGTTGCGGTATTCGCCGCCCATCGTCTTGCGTTCGGGTGCCGCGCCCTTGGCCAGCGCGGCCTTCATGCCACGCTGTTCCTCCTGGATGCCGTCGAGCATGGCGCGCAGTTCCTCGTCCATGTGGTTCTCCTTCTGGTTGTCGGTTTGGTTGTTTCCGGTTTCGGACATGTTTTCGTGGGCTTGTTCGCGCTGGCCGGTGATGACCGCGTTCGGATACGCGGGGATGCCGGTGACGGCCACCTCGAACAGATCGACCTTGCGTCGATGCACCTCGGTGACGCCGTCGTCGGCGGCCACGTTGCGGTTGTCCACGGGGATGAAGCCGACGCTGAACCCGTCGTAGACGCCTTCGCGCACGAGTTGGATGGCCTCGCGCGCGGCCTGGGTGCCGGCGAGCTTCGCGGTGATGTGCAGGCCGTCCTCCTCGGCGTCCATGCTGGTGACGCGGCCGATGAGCTCGCCGTGCTGCCGGCTGATTTTCACGCTGTCGCGCGAGCCGAAGTCGGTGTCCGGGTCGAACACCTCGGCGTAGTCGCCCCATAGGGCGTACCTGGTGTTGAACGGCACGGCGATGCCGGTCAGGATGCTGCCGTCCCCGTCTTCCGCGTCCCTTACCTGGATGCCGCGCACGTCGAGCGTGCGCCGTTCCATCAGTCTGTCGTTCATTGCTGGTTCTCCTTCACTGGTTCCGGCGTGGATGCCAACGGGGGCAGTCCCCGGTCGGCGCGCACCTCGTCCACGGTCATCCACTGGTGTTCCAAAGCGCTGGCGTAGGCCGCGTACCGTTCGCTGGTGTTCGTGCGGCCGCTCGAATCCCAGTCGAACCGCGCCTCGCGGCCGCGCGGCAGAAGACGGTTGAACAGTTCCTCGATCTCGCCCGCGTAGGCGGCCAGCGTGTAGTCCGCGAACTCGATCCAGCTTTGTTCGATGTTCTGATAGGTCAGGTTGCTGCCATCGACGGCCGCGAGCATGATGGACGCGGGAATGCCCAACAACCGCGCGATCTGGGTCGTGTCGAACTTCTGGGTCTCCAGAAACTGCAAATCGGCGGGCTTGAGGTCCAAGGGCACGTATTTCAGGCCATCGGAGACGAAACGCACCTGGCCGGCCTGGCCGTCCTTGCCCCAGTCGTCCTTCAACGCCTTCAACGTGGGAAGGCTGACCTTCTGCTCGGTGGTCACATAGCCCTTGATGTTGCTGGAATCGGTGTAGAACTTGGCCTTGTAGTCGCGGGCCATCTGCGCGGACTCGACCTCTTCGCGGGCCGCGCCGATGGGTCCCAAGCCCCTGAGCCGTCCGGGCACGTTGAGGAACTTGCAGTGCACGATGTCGTCGGGCGTGTAGTCGCGGCCGAGATAGCCGTAGCGCAGGCGCGGGCTCGCGGGGTCGTGGCCGTCGTCGCTGACGGTCACGAGCTGCGGGGGCAGCACCTCGCAGGTCACGATCTCGCCGCCGTATCTCACCAGGCGGATGAAGGCGTTGCCGTCGAGGACCATCGAGGCCACTATGTCGGCGAGGAAGTCACGGCGTGAACGGTTGATGTCGGGGCGCTGGACGAGCGCGCTGACGGTATCGAGCTTGATGCCGTTGCGGGTCTCGTTGATCGGCAGGCCGGTGATGGCTGTCTGCAACACCTGCACGCCACGGAACACGGTGGACAGGGTGAGCGGGTCGCATTCCGCGCGGCGGGCCGGGGGCAGGATGCCGTCGGGCACGTCGTCGAGCGCGGCCGCGCCACGGGTGACGATGCCGCCCGCGAGCTTGAGCCTGCGCCAGAATCCAAGTCGTTCGTTCATGCCCACAAGAATGGGGCCGAAGGCGGCGGGCCGTCCAGCACCGTGAAGCCAAGCGAAGCCAAGCGAAGCCAAGCGAAGCCAAGCAGCGCCATCAGACTATGAACGGCGTGGTCTCCTCGGGCTGGTGGGTCGCTCCCCATGCGGCCAACATGCAGCTTTCAAGCGGCGACGTGAGACCGGTGGAGCCACGGCGGGTGATGCGCCACGCGTCGCCGCTCCACGTGCGCGCGCTTTTGGCCACGCTCATGTCCAGTTCCGTGTCGAGCGCGTGGGTCACGGTGTGGTTCTGCAAGCCGGAAACGTAGGCCTGGCCGACCGCGAGGTAGTCGGCGGCGGAGAGTTCCACGAACCTCACGAGCGGGTCGCCGTAGCTGTCGGTGAGCGATGCGAGCCGGTCGCGCAGGTCGGCGTTGGGGCCGCGCGTGTCCATCACGAGCGGTGCCGCGTAGTCGGTGCACAAACGGGTTATCTCGTCGGGGGCGTTGCCGGTGCCGGCCAGCACCTTGAGCAGTTGGGTGGTGACGGTGCCGTCCTGGTTGACGATGCCGACGCTCACGCTGGTGTTGGTGGCGTCCACGTCCACGGCGGCCGCGAACACGATGGGCCGGCCGTCGAGCTCGGCGGGCTTGATCGGCGCGACGGCGGTGGTCTCCCATAGGTCGGCCGCTATCACCCTGTCGGAAACGCCGGTGTCGCGCCTGTTGCCGAACGCGCGCGCCCAACCGGCCACGTTGTCGCCGAACCCCTCGCGGAAGTCGCGCAACTGGGGCTTGTACCACAGGTAGCCGGCGGCGGGATGGTAGCGCATGACCACGTCCAGGTCCTCGGGGTCGGCGTCCTCGGGTATCCCGAAATCGAACCAGCAGGTGCGTTCGGGCACGTCCCCGGCGCGCAAACCGTCCAGCAGCGGGTTGAAATAGGTGCTGTCGGCGTTGCCCTCGGTCGAGGTTATCCACCGTTGCGCGGCCACCCCTGTGCGCATCAGACGAGTGTTCATGGTCGGTATTATCGCGTCCATGATGGTGTCCCCGGCCTCCTTCGTCAGCGAGAACGCCTCGTCGATGGTGACCTTGTCCATCTGCTTGCCATGGCCGGCTATCTTGGTCATGGCCATGGGGCTTATCGTGCTGCCGTTCGTGAAGCTCACGCTCATGCCGCCGTTGGAGAACCGGAACTTACGGACCTTCTGCATCAGGCGCGTGCCCTGCATCAGTTCGGCGTACTCCTTGAAATGGTCCTCGGCGTCCTTGCCGGTCTGCGCCGCGTAGGCAATGCGCCGGCGGCGGCCAAGCGATGCGTTGAACGTGTCCGACGAGTCCACCAGCGCGCTCTTGCCGCACTGGCGCGGCGTGCTGATCACTATGGTGTCGTAATGGAAGGTGCCGGTGTCTTCGTCGATCTCGCAGGCCACGTCGGCCACGTAGCGTTGCCACGGGATCAGCGGCGTGCCCATCATGGCCGCGATGCCCGCCAATCGCGGCCCCAACGTCCTGCGCGTCTCGTCGCGCCGGGTGCCGCCCCTAATCAGCATCGCCGGCACCTCCCGACCATGCGGCCTCCACGTCGTCGTCCGCGACGACCTCGGCGGGATACATGTCGCGAATCTTCCACAGGGCGTCGATGTACTGCGCCATGTTGCGGCTGATTTCACGGCCCGACCGGTTCTGGCTGTCGATGTTGGCCGCAAGGGAGAGCATGGCCTGGCAAAGACCATCGCGGATGGGGTCGTATTCCGGGTGCGAGTCCTCCAAGTCCTTGACGATGCGGCGCGTGGCCTGCTCCTGCGGGCCGATGTCCCGGCCGGTGTCCTCGTCGAATCCGTCGAGCATCATACGTGGTTTGCTCCAATCACAAAAAAGGTGTATCTTGTGTTTTTGAAGAGCGATACCCGGAAAACGTTGGAATATCAACGTTTTCCGGCTTTTTTATTCTTGGGTTGGGGGGAGAAAAAACTGGGCGCGGGGTCTTGGTCGAGGCCGGCGAGTTTAAAAAACCGCGTTCACCACTCAGGCCGCGCCGCGACGCTGGCGGCGTCGGAGCGAAGGCCCAAGGCCGTGAGACGGGCCCGCCGGGCGGCCTGCCTTGCATCCACCAGCGCCTGCGAGAGATGCAGCGAGTACCATCGACGCGCCAGCACACGCTCGTCCTCGGTGACCGCATGGTCCCATGCCTCGGCGTAGTCCACATCCATCACGTGTATGTCGTAGTCCAGTGCCAGCCACTCGTCCAGCATCCGCGGGTGCCGGCGGCTGGACGGGAACGAGCGCACGCACCACACGTCCAACGGTTCCGCGCATGTGGTGAAGCTGCGGTACGCGGCGCTCCATGCCATGCCCACGGCCACGCGCTCGGCGCGCGACTCGTGCGCGGCCACGCCCATAGCGTCGGCCAGATACGAGTACGCCACCACAGGGTCGGCACTGCGCGAGTGTTCGGTGATGTAGTCCAACGCCACTGCGTCGCAACCCGGCGGGCACACGATCATGTGCAGGCGTGCGCCGTAACCGTACAGCACGCGGTCCTGGCGGCTGGCGTTGCAGTGCTTGCAGGCGCGGCGGATGTTGGCCACGGTCGCCCTGCCCCCGTGCGAGTGGGGCACGATGTGATCGTCCTCCTCGCCCACCACGGTGCATCCCGGCAACCCCAGCCAACAGGTGTTGCCGTATGCGGCGATGACCTCGGCGCGCACGCGCGGGTCGATGACCTGCCTTCTGCCCATGGTCATCTCTCCTTCCGTGCGGCGAGCCACATGTCAAGGTCGGCCAGCTCGTACAGGATCGGGGAGTTCGGGGCCTCGCCGCTTCGGAAGTACGCCGGCCCCGTGCCCTGGTCCCGCATTCGCTGCATCGTGCGCCGCGACACATGCAGATACCTTGCGGCCTGGCTGACGGTGAGTTTCACGCGCGGGTTCACAGCAGACCAACCCATGCCTTGAGCGACGTGATCAGGTCGTCGCGCCTGAACTTCTGCACGCCGTTGATCCGTTCGGGCTTTCTGATGATGCCGTAGCCGTCGTCGTCCGTGCTGATGAGCTGCTGAAGCACGTGGTCGCCGGTCGGGTCGGCCCTGTCGGCCACGCTCGAAAGCCTCAGCAACAGACGCACCTGCTCACGGTCAACGTATTCCACGGTCACCGTGTCGTGCTCCAACTGGCGGACGTTCCAACGGATGACGTTCTTGATGTCCTTCTTGCGCTGCGCCTTTGATTCCGGGGACTGGCGCCGCGCGCGGGTCCGGTACTGGCGACGTGACTTGTTCGGCTTGTAATCAACCGCATAACCCATGAGATTCTTTCCTTTCGATGCAACGGCCAAGTACTTTCGCTTGGTTCTCCAGATATCCAAAGTCTTCAAATTTCCATGACCTTCGGGTGGTGACGGAGGGAGCGGGGAACCCAAGCCGGAAACGGCCGATTAAAGCCGCCCAGAGGGTTCGCTCATGCTTCGTAACGGAGCCCGTCGGTCGCATGAGGTCAGCGGGCCGAAGCCCGCGCGGAAGGTCTCGCTACAAGCCCCCACGAACCGTGGATGGAAGACGCCAGTTCCGCCCGAACACGCCGACCTGAAGCGATCTGTAAACCCGCATACGACCCCCGCCGCGTGGTAACCGCCCCGCGTTCGGGGCGTGTTTGTAACGCGCTGGGCAAGGCGCGGCCGGGTGCTTTGAACGTGCTAGGGCTAACCGACGGTCGAGGCCCATCACGGCACATGAAATTTTTCGAGAACGCTACGCCCGTCTTCGGCGCCGCGCGTCCTCGGCCAAAGCGTCGGTCGCCGAAGCGCGCAACGCCTCCACCAATGGCCTGGTCAACACCTGCCGGGTCTGGATATCCCCGGAATCGGCATTGAGATAGAACAAACCCGGATAACCCGCAACCGGCACGATCACCGCTTTAGAAGCCATCGTCATCACCCGCCAGAAACCTCTCGAAATCCACGATCAGAAGACACAAGCCCAGAAACAGCAGCACCCACGGAGCCGTCACGAGCAGGACAACAAGCCGGCACACGAACCGGCACGCGCGTTTCAGCCGTCGCATACGTCACACCTCCGCCATGCTCGGCGGAATCTTCGGCCCCTCGACTGCGAAAATGCAATCCTTGCACATCTTCGAGTGCGGCCTCATACGCCACCCGCGCGCCGACATGGCCATATCCGGGTCCTGATTCAACGGCACGAACGCCTCGGCCCCGCACGTGTCACAACGAACCACATACGCAATCATCTGCAAAACCTCCATCGGTCGAACGGTTGAAAAGGGTTCCTTCCCCCGCCGTAGGCTAGAAATCGCACAAACCAGCCCAAGGAAGAACAGACGAAGGAAGGAAGAATCAATGGGACAATGGTTCACGCCGTCCGTGATAATCGCCGCGATCTCACTGCTGGTCTCGTTTGCCGCCCTCGTCAGAACATGGCGACACGAGCCGGAAGCATCATGGATGCATACGAGCATTGTCAGCGACTTGCCCGGCATAGTCCCGTCACTGTCTGACGAAAGGGGACGAATGCCGGTCAGAATGGGCATGCTCTCCAATGATGGAGATGGTGACGCCTTCGATGTGCGAGTCTTCGGACACGACTGCATCGTTCGCGCGTATGCATGGGAAAAGCTCAAAGACGGCCGATGGAAAATCGGCGAACGCACGATGATACCGCGCGTCGAAACCGCCAACGATGACGTGAAAATCGCCATCTGGCCACCAGAAGGCACGGATGAATTGCCCAGTGACGCGGCAATCTGCATCCACTGGACCAAAACACCTACACGACTGAGACGCTGTGGATACCTGACAATCCCGATTGCCGAGATGAAGGACGCATGGTGGGAAAACAAGGATTGGAAAGTTTGCCACCGAATCGCCGGGAGAATCCGAGAACGGCATGCACATCGCAAGTTCCACCGCAATCCTGAAGATGCAAGAAACGCGCCAGACCCCATGTGATCACCTCGGTTCCGTAAAGATGAAGGCGATGATGGAAACAACGAGGGCGAAAACCGAAAACCAAAAATCAAAACCCATCACGCCACCTCCAAAGGCTTCGCGTAGTCGGAACGGCCTGTGAGGTAATCAAGCGACACGTCGAGGTCTGAAGCCATACGGGATACATCCCGCAAGGTGAAGTTCTTCAAGCCGCGAAGCTTGTTAGACATTGCTTGTTCGCTCATGCCGACAGACTCGGCTAGTTCGCGCTGCGTCATGTGACTGGCCCTCAGCAGGCCGCGCACTCTCCGCGCAATCGCTCTTTGTTCGCTGATTACTAAACTCACAGTTAAACAG